CGTCTGCCTAGGCATCATTGATATTGAATAGCGATAGTTGTGATATGTGTCTATCAAGCGTTCTTGGTATTCATAGGGATCATACTTGATACCACCACGGGTAGGGTGCTGTATGTGAAAGAAGTTTTCCATAAAGAATCTTGCACCCGTTTTAGGATCAGCACACTTTTTAAACTCTTCTATCTGCTCAATGGTATAGCTCATCTTTTTATGAGCTTTTTTTGATCAGTACTCCGTCTAATGATTTTTGTGCCATTACTTACCTTTGGGCATTGGGTTCTCACCTGTTAAGTGAGGTTGTGAAAACCACAACTGGAACCACTCTTTATCACCTGGTCTAATATTATGTTTGCGTTGATAGGCCGCTTTTTCAGATGCTGTATGAGATATGTTTTCTCCCATATCAGGTGTGTCTTTAACGCCTGCTAGTCTTTTTAAGTCTTTGATGTCCATACACTTATTTAACTGCGAGTGTGGCCTTTTTCTTTGCTAGTATACAGTTATATGTGTCTTGTGTTGTTTTACCTGTTTCGTTGTGTGTGATGGGTATCTGTGCGTTGCGATACCATTCTATGTCAAAGCCTGCTCTCAGAATGAGGCTTTGTAACATAACCTCGTTTATCACAGAATAATGCGTGTCCCAATTTTCGTATTGTCGGGCATTCATAGGAGCCGGCATTTCAACATATAACAAACCGCCTTTTTTAAGCAATCTATTATATTCCATAAGAGCAATTATAGGAAATACTGAATGTTCTAGTGAATGCCTACAGAAGATGAAGTCATACTTGTTGTCATCATCTTTAATGAAGTTGATATCACCCTTAATAATTTTGTGTTTCTTCTTCTCACAGGCTTCAATGTCACCTGCGGTCCATGTGACTCCGGTCAGGTTCTTGTAGCCCAATGACTTCATCTCGTCCATGAAGTAACCCACGCCACAGCCCACGTCTAGTATCTTAGCTGTCTTTTTGAGTTTTAAGGGTTTGATAAATTGTTCAACTACCTGTCCTACGACTGTCTGGAGTTCAGGAACTTCTCCCTCGTCCTTCATAGTATTGAGACAGAAGTCGTAGTATAACTTTAGTTTTGCTGGGTCAAACATTGTTTTCTTTCCGTGTCTAGTTGTTTGACTTACTTATACTGCTTTTTCAGTGTATTCGGATTTTTCCCATCCAAGAAGATATCTGGCCTTCCAGTCGTTCTGTGCGAAACCTTTAAGGGGTAGCCAGTGTTCTCTCATTGACCATATACGGTCGGCGGCATACTCCCAATCCATCTGTTCTATCATAGATTCAAACTCGTACAACTTTGATTCAAATTGATCAAAGTCGTTAAAGTCTAGTTCAACGTGTAATACCTCAAAGACTTCTCCATCATCAGTGACTCCGTCCAAGTCAAAGTCCCACCCCCACTGCTGTCTAGTGCGTAACAGTAAGTCTGCCTGTGGTATCCTCTTTTTGATTTCCTTCAACTGCTCACGTGCTCCGTCCTGGAAGTTACATCGATGTAATAGCATAGCATGATCCAATATGAAATTAGGATGATCTACCTTCAACCATGTCTGTTGCCAACAACAATGGTTTAGTATGGGGTCAGTGATGGGATGGCGTTCCATATCGTAGTATCTGCGTTCTGCCATGCAGAGTTCAAAGCCGTCCTTGTCGTAGTATTGAAAGTCTTTGGCATAGGGTGTAAACACCAATGGTGTTGAACATTTTGGATCTTGGACTAAAGGAACATTTATCCTGGTAAACATACTATTAGTTATCTATCAATATTAGGTTAAATGTAGATGAACAGTCGTTGCCTGCTGAACTAGTAAAGCCTCTTACTTCAAGATCAGTTTTTTCTGTGAACTGTAGGGGGACTTTATAGTCTTTGGCAAACTGCTGTCCTGCTGATATGATAATGTCTTTGGCATTAAATGCAGTGTCACCGTCAAATGGTCTTGCCATAAAGAATGCTGTGGTGTCTGCGTTCTGTCCACCAGCACCTACTATCCACTGTGTTAG